CACTCAGAAAGAGAAGCCTGGGAAGGATATAACGTAATCGTTGTTGTTCTTGACGAGATTTCTGGATTTGCCCTAGAAAATACAACGGGACACGATCAGGCTAAGACTGCTCAGTCTATCTATGATATGTACCGTGCATCTCTTACATCACGTTTCCCAGATTTTGGTAAACTAATCCTACTTTCATTCCCTCGTTTTAAGAATGACTTTATTCAGCAGAAGTATGAAGAGGCAATTGCAACCAAAGAGACTGTTATCAAGACTCATGAGTTCATTCTTAACGAAGATCTGCCAGCAGATGACCCTGGAAATAAGTTTAGCATTCAGTGGGAAGAAGATCATATTATCGCCTACAAGGTTCCCAAGGTATTTGCACTAAAGAGACCTACATGGGAGATCAATCCTACCAGAGTAATTGAAGACTTTAAGATTGACTTTTATAAAAATGCAGAAGACTCATTATCAAGATACGCTTGCATGCCACCAGACGCAGTAGACGCCTTCTTTAAGTCTAGAGAAAAAATTGAAGCTGGATTTAATAACCCAAACTTAGCAGTGGATAGCACAGGTAGATTTGCTGAGTGGTTTAAGCCATTAGACGATAAAGAGTACTTCATCCATGTTGACCTTGCCCAGAAGCATGACCATTGTGCAGTATCTTTGGCTCACGTAGAGAAGTGGGTAAACATGAAGGTAGGAAATGAGTATGCTCAAACTGCACCAGTGGTTGTAGTAGATGCTGTTAGATTCTGGACACCTACTGCATCGAAAAGCGTAGACTTTACTGATGTTAAAGACTATATACTTTCTTTAAGACAACGTGGATTCAATGTTAAGCTAACAACATTTGACCGTTGGAACTCACACGATATGATGCAACAGTTACGTGGTTACGGAATGAATACAGAGTTGCTATCTGTTGCTAAGAAGCATTATGAAGATATGGCATTGATTGTGGCGGAAGAAAGAGTAAAGGGGCCACGCATTGATCTTTTAATAGACGAATTACTACAACTTCGTATTATGAGAGATAGAGTAGACCATCCTAGAAAAGGTTCTAAAGACTTAGCGGATGCTGTTTGTGGATCAATTTATAATGCTATTATCCATTCAAAGCGGGAGAAAAACAGGGAAGTTGAAATACATACTTATGGTGAATTAGTAAGAGACAACTACCTTGAAGAAGAAAAGCAACGGGTAGATAATTTAATTAAACCACCTAGAAGAATGCCACAGGAATTAGCTGAGGCGCTAGGAAATATAGAAGTAATTTAGTATCCATTCTCCTGTATAATTAAATTGTCAGACATTCTGACACGGGAGATTGGAAATTAATAGACTATACCGCATAACACTAGCGTGTTTTCTGGCTTTTGGCTGGCTTTTCATGGGAGAAGCCAGTGCCGATGACCCTATTTCTGTAGCGGCGCAAGAAATTGCGGATCTAAATTCCAAGATAAATAACCTTTCAGATAAGGTAGAAACTCAAGAATTAATTGATATTGCAGAGAGCAAGTATGATGCTGCAGTAGATGCAAAGCTGGCTAAAGATACAGCAGACATGCAATATGATGCAGCAGTAACAGCAGAAGCCACAGCATTACAAGAGAAAAATGCAGCACAAGCAGCAGTGGATGAACAAACTCCAATAGTAGCAACTGCATTATCACAAAAGAATTCTGCACAAGATGCTTTAGATATAGCAAACATAAATCTTCAGACAGCCCAATCAGACATGCAGTCTTCTGGTGGATCAGGACTTCAGTACACAGTTTATAATTTAGCAAGAGTTTGGCCAAGCATTGCAGTGCCAGACTCTGTAATTTGCTCTGGCACATGGAACTCAAACTCTATGCAACTTCCAGTCTGCGGTAATAGATATGAGAACATTGTAGTTAAGTTTACTGGACAGATCACGGTTCCAGACCACTGGACTTCTACCTACTTTGCTGGATATACAGACGATGGATTTAAGATGTATATTGATGGTCAATTGGCAATTAGCAATTGGGTAGAGCAGGGGGTTAGGTGGAGTTCCTACTCACCAGTATATGATGTTACTACAGATAAAACATTTGATGTAGAGATTTGGTGGTATAACGGTGGAGGACCAGGCTCGTACCATCTTGGATGGGCTATACCTGGCGGATGGACAGGTGCTGGATGTGATTACACTGGAGGGTGGGGAGTTGGGTTTAGCTGCAATCTTGGAACATTCTCATCTGGATCTGGGCCAACACAAGCACAAACTAATGCATATAATGATGCTGTAACTGCACAGGCCACCGCTCAAACAAACTACGATACTAAGCTTGCTGCATATAATGCTGAGAATCAAAACCTAACAACATATAATTCAAACCTAACAACTGCTGCACAAAACCTAACAATAGCACAGCAAAACCTAACAAATGCCTTATCTGCTAAAAATACTGCTAATACAAACTACACACAGGCAGTAAATGAAATGAATGATGCTATTGATGACGCATGGGATTCATATAACAAACAATTTGAATTTGAAGAACAACAAAGAGTTTCTGCAGCTATTGCACAAGCTGCTGCAAATGCAGCGGCAAATCAGCCAACTGTAGAGCCAACTCCACAACCTTCATCAGAACCAACAGTTGAGACTACAGTAGAACCTACGCCTGAACCAAGTCCTGAGCAAACTCAACCAGAAGAAACCAATCCTTCTCCAACGCCTGATACCACAGATGAGGAGACTGTAGATCCCACCCCAACACCTGAGCCTGAACCAGAGCCTTCTGTAGAGCCTTCACCTCAGCCAGAGGATATAGATCCAACTCCAGAGCCTGAACCAACTCAAGATGTTTCTGAAACTCCAAGTAAAACAGAGAACGCTCCAATCGATAATGCAACAGCAAATTTAATTGCTGACCTAACTAATTCTAACACTTTGGCTAAATTAACACCAGAGCAAGCGGCGGTAGTATCAAAGTCTCTTGGTGTATCAGTAAAAGAGCTTGCAGTAGTATCAGAATTAGCAAAGTCTAATCCAGAAGTAGCAACAGCACTAGAAGAGTTCGGTGACCGTGCAAATGCTAACTTGGATGCACCTATGCCGTACACCCTTGCAGACGCTACAACAGAAGTACAAACAGAAGCATTCTTAGCAGACCCACTTGGGGCGGTATTTGACATAGACCCACTAGAACTCCTATCTAATTTCTCTGAGTTAGGTATGGATATGACAGACGATCAGAGAGAAAAAGCACAGGAAGTAATTATTCCAGTAGTCATTGTGTCACAAATTGCAAGCACATTGATTGGAATGAGGAGGTAATATGAAGATAATCAAGAAAGTCGTGAAAGGCTTTTTTACATGGCTGAAGGACGCAGGAGTTGAAGTAATTGCACAAGCCTTTACCCTCCTCGGCTTCTTTATAGCATGGTTAACTTTGACGGGATCCGCCAGAGATATTGTTGGTATTGCAGTATTGATAACAACAGCTATCTGGCTAATCACAATCCCGCTCAGGAAGGAGAACTAATATGGCAAAGAAAAAGGAAATTGATATTACTGTAACTGATCCAACAACTGGAGAAGAAGTAATTGGTTCATCAGCCGTAACTAATATTTGGAACATCCTAATGAGAATTGTCGCAGTATTTGCGGCATCTGGACTTTCAGTAATTGGTGCAGGTTCATTGGTCGGTATCGATACAATGAAGGCTGTAATTCTTGCAGGTACTCTTGGAGTAGCAACTGTAGTTGAAAGACTAGCACGAGCATTCCTAGATGATGGCAAGCTTTCTGCTTCTGAAATCAACTCAGCATTCGCTAAGATTGATAAGAACGCAGCAGAATAGTAGACAAACATATTACGGGCGTGTATAGTTATATATAAGCCCAGCGGTGTTAGCTCAGTTGGTAGAGCCCCGAACTCATAATTCGGTCGTCGTAGGTTCAAGTCCTACACACCGCACCACCCCATATGGCACTCTTAGGATGGATAGTTACACATCTCCCAAAATCCCTGCCACGTGTAGAGGAATTCTTGCCATATGGGGCCCACTTTGGTACAATTAATGCATAGGAAGCGAGGGGCAGTGGAAGGAATAAGCTTTAATTTAAGCGGGTATCAGGACGAAGACGGGTCAATAAATATGACTCTAGAAGCCAACGATACTATTAAAATAGATATAAGATATTCGGATCCAATGCTAGCACAGGCAGTTATATCTAACTTGCCACACATTCTTGAAGATATGTTGGACGAGGCTTTTGAAGAGTCTTTCAATTACAATATAGATGAAGAATTAAAAAGAATTTTGGAGGAGGGAAAGTAATGCCTAAGAAAAAAGCACATGCCTTTAACCCTACTCAAATAAAGGACGGAATGATTGTTAGACTCCGCAAAGATGGAACTATTAAGGCTATTATTGGTCCTTACGAAGTAAAACATAAAACACAAGGGAGCAAAAAGAATGCCTAAAGGTCGTTATACAATTGGTGGAAAAGGAACACATGGATGCAAGGGTTACCCAGTAGTAGGTGACACTGGTAAAGTACATGGTTGTCATTCAACAAGAGAAGCTGCACAGAATCAGCAAGCAGCCATCTATGCTTCTGAAAATTCACAAAAGTCTATGGACGAAGAAGATCCAAGAATCGGAGAAAATCACGATTGTGAAGAATGTCGTGATGCAATGAATAAATCTATGGATACTGATCCAAATCCAATTACTGGAGAAGAGCGTGAAGCTGTACTTGAGACTTCTGAATCTCCATTAAGTTGGGGAGGAGTATTTAGTCCAGTAGTTACAAAAGCAGCAAAGCCAAACTATGGAAACATTATTAAACCTAGAAAAGGCTCACCAGCAAACAAAGAATTGTATGCTAGAATAGTTGCTGAAGCTAAACGTAAATTTGATGTATATCCTTCGGCAGTCGCAAACGCCTGGGTGGTGGCAGAATATAAGCGTCGTGGTGGAAAATACAACTCTAAGTAATTTCTCATAAAAGACCCTTGCCAAACCCCTATCAAGTAGGGTATAGTTAATTATGTTGTTTTAGTGGTGATTAGCTCAGTCGGCAGAGCGGGAAGCTGTTAACTTCTAGGTCCCTGGTTCGAGTCCAGGATCGCCAGCGGTATATCCAAAAGGGTATGTCCAAATCTATCGGTAGAAAAGGATAAAAAGGAAAAATATGAAGAAACTATCAATTCTAGTCGCTTCTGTACTTGGTGCAACAGTTCTTGCTGCAGCGCCAGCACAAGCGGCTCCAATGACAGTTGCAACATCAACAGGTGCAGTATCAGGTGGAGTAACCACTTGGACAACTGTAACCACAGGTACATCAACAAGCAATGCTATTGCTCGTCCAGTCCCAGAAGATAACGTAATTGACGACAGCGATGTTGTTCGTTTCGTTGCTACTGTTGACACAGGTACAAGCGTAGTAGCAACTGCTACAAACGCAACAATTGTTGCAGCAACTAATGCAGTTGCAGCACCAGTAACAGCATCATCAGGATCAGCATCTTTGACAATTGCTACGGGTACAGGAACAACTGCTACCTTCTATGTCTACACAAAGACAACAGCAATCGGAACAGTTGTAGTCCAAAATGGTGGAACAACTCTAACATTCTATGTTCAGGGTACAGCAGGTAAGGTCAACACAGTTGC